CCTGGCCGGTAGGTAGAGCACTAGACCCATCTACCATCGAACTGGTCTTAAGGAACAGACCAATTGTTCTTCTACATTATGGACTTCTCACTCTCCAATTTAGTGAGACGGTTCAGCTTAGCCTTTTAGATCCTCACAGAGCCCACGATCAAATGGGTTGTTGTTATGTTGAGTTGGAGTGATTACTTCCAACCCTCAACACAGGCACACAACTGCTTCGCGGACGAATCCACGATCTCATTGTGCCCCAAAGGATACACAGGATTACTCCTGTCAGCTCAGTCCCGTAGAATAACGCGCTTCCACTCCAACATCAACGAATTGCATATGCATCGTGTGGACTCCATCTCAAATCAATACTAGTCGTAACTGATCACCTTCAGGCTCATCCTGAAGGCCCCAGTCCGAGTCATCATACTATTGAGATGCCACAGCGGTGTGCAGAAACTGCTATCTCCGTTGGAATCGCCTAGCCGAATTCTGCCCCCTCTACTAGCGGGGGACGCTCCTGGATGTCTAACAACATCCAAGCCCCAGAACTTCCGATTCGAACAACTTGTGCATTGCTCGAATACGTGAAAAGTAAAGTCTTGGATCAAGACTTACTCTACAGCTTGCGAGACTGTAGTGTTCTGAATGATCTAATGGAACACTTCGTTTCACTCCTTTCAGGAACAAACGAACTTCTTCTTGGACCCTTCTACGAACAAATTGATGACAAACGTGTACAACAGGTGCACCAAATGAACCTTGTTCGTAGGCCCCAAAGAGATCGGGAAACCGGTGTGACGGTCGGTCGACTGACCGAGAAACGAGATCATAGCCCTTGGGATGTGCCATAATCCAGTCCCTCTGCCTTCTAGTGTAGTCTTTCAATTCGGGGAGCCCAGCTCCTCCGTGCTGTCTAGGCACATTGATTAACCAGCGGGGAAAAACTCTTTCGAGTTTCTCTCCACTAGCTACCCAATAGGCAGTCAGCCACTGATCTTCAAAACCCTTACCGTAATAAAGTAACCTCTCAGTCACCCCACCACAGTTGAGCAAACAATCCATCTCTGGATCATAATTATCAGAATCAGCTTCATAATGAAAGAATTCAGACACTTTCTCAACCTCCATACCCTTCCCTCGACCCCTTACCAAACCCATATTCAAGTATGGTATCGGTCCATCAGCTTCCATTCCTCCTTGTGCTGAACTCCTGAGAGCAAAGAGTTCAGAATTCAATTGACAAAAACGATCCGAGACAAAGTTTTTGCCAAGGCTTGGTAGAAATCCACACGAACGTGCAGTAATTTTCCATGTTTCTACCATCTTGTCCGATCCGAGGAAAAGGAGATCATCACCATTCACCAGACAGTGCACCTCGTCTGGAGAGATATTTCGACCTAGATAATGTTCGAGCGAAGCCCAAAGCACGGCGAAATTCTCTATACAAAGCAGTGGAAAACTCAAAGGAGAACCCATGAGTTGACCATTCAACTGAAGAAAGGGAGTCGGGGACTCACACGCAATGAATGGACCTTCATCAAAGGTCATGTGCAATTCACTGCATCCTTTCCTGCTTGAGGGTTTCTTGACAAATTCTGTCAAACGGAAACCATCGGATGGTGGATACTCGATCACCTGCGGACAAATAGCCGAGGAAGCAAGCTTACCAAGAGCTGGGGGCAGTCTTTTAGAGACCTCTGCCCATACCAAACCCAACATACGACCGGATGAATTGTCCGTCGTTGCTTCAAAATCTGCCGAAACTACCTTTTGACCCGGCTGCCAAAATTGCAGCACTTGATCCAAGTGGGTCCGTTGGAGAGGTTCTCCAACCAAGACAAATTGTTTCTTTCGCCGAAGCGCTGTCCACATTGCCTTTTGGATAGGTTTCATACAGAAGTAAGCTCGCCAGTCACCTCGTGACACTATACGAGCTTTGTTAGGTTCAAGCACAACTGATACAGAACAATGCGGAATCTCATTGTCCTCCAGCTCAGAAGAAGCCTCGAAGAGTAGATCTTCTACAATACTAGAACTAAACCAACTTGTATATAACCAGTTTACAACTCCTCTCCTCTCCAAGCAGCCAGCCAAATCTTGCTGTAGTCGTTCGGACAGGCCCTGTTTCTGATCTCTCAGAAACCCGAGCATGCCTTGACGACCACGGGAAGACTGGTAACAGCTACTCGTAGAGAAGGGAGTATGGTCACTCCAAGTTGGATCCAGAGAAGGGACTAAACCCTTTTGTCGCCCAAAGAGCCAATCACAAGTTGCCTTGATTTTGGTTCGGACAAGTTCCGGTATCGTATAAGGATCTGTAGAGAGACACCTCTTGTGTTTCTCTAAGGACTTCATCACATCTCGAAAGAGAATGGGAAGTTGTCCTCTCTTCAATCCCTGAAAGAGAGTGTTTAGCAGGGCTAGTCCAGTTTTGATTCCTCTTCCCAACCTCTCATAACAAGAGTCCACCAAACTGGTGGCAGATAGGAAGAACTTCTTGAGGGGTGCTAATCTTCTAAAAATCCGTCTCGAGGTGGTACCATCCCATAGGTAACCATCCTTCCCAACCACTACTTCGGACCTAAGTGGGGGATCCTGTTTCGTTAACGAACAGAACAAATAATTAGTGTGGTACTTGAAGTTCTGTACCATACTACCGGATAATTCTAGAAGTAAGTTGTGAACAAGCAACTTTTCCTCCGAGGAATCAATACCAAACGATGCAAGACAAATGATTGAGTTCTGAGTTGAGTCATATGCTCGTTCAAGTGCCCAACGGAGAGTTTGCCAGACCAACCAGTCTGAGTCAACTTCCCCCTTAAACGCTCGGGTGTTCCATGCCCATCGAATACTAGTGTCGCAGCCTTTGTAATCTAATCCACTGACTAGGTCCCTTTCTAAAAGGAGAGCCTGTATCATGTTAGAAATGCAAAGCGAAGGGCTGCTTACGACACAGAGAGAGTCTTCTAGCTCTAATAGAGCCAGAACCGCTTCTGCTAGGAGCGGGGTCAATCTCTCAATGGCGAGTTTGAAGCTTTTCAGATTCGCTAGCTTCTCTTTTGTTTCTTCAATTTGAGGAAATCGAAGGGTCG